AAAGCGCGCGTCGAGGCGGGCGCAGACTTCTTCGTTGAAAGCGAGAAGCGCAAGGCGGCTGCGCTGGCGGTCACTATCGCGCAAAAGAAGCTCGATGAAGCGCGAGGGAAGGAGACGGAGAAGCGAGAAGCAGCTGCACCGTTCATCGATCGAGAGGCAGAGGTCGCCGCGAACCTGAAGGCCGACGAGACGGAGGCAAAATCGGCGAACGATCGCGCCGCCCAGCAGGCTGCAGCAGCAAAGAGCGCCGCCGAGGCACAGAAGAAGGCGAGTAACGACGCCTTCCAGCAGTCGATGCGCGACGATGAGCAGCTGCTCGCGATGCAGATCCGAGATGCAAAGGAGGCCGAGAAAGCGAGTGACGACGCCTTCCAGCAGGCGATGCGCGACGACGAAGAGCTGCTGAAGATGCAGCTGAAGGACCTCGCCGAGAAAGAGAAGGCCAAGAAGAAGGCCACCGAGGAACTAAAAAAGCAGGCGGAAGAAGAGATAGCTGCCGCAAAGAAGGTGGCCGGCCAATTTACCGGCGCGATCACGGGGATGATCGACGGAACCAAGTCCTTCAAGCAGTCGATGAAGGAGATGGCCGACGCGGCAATCAAAGACGCGATCCGCATGACCACGGAGTTCATTGCTCAGCAGGTCCTCAAGGCGACGGGCTCTCTCGCGGCCCAGCAAGCCGGCGACGCTGCCGCGAAGGCGGCGAACGTTGCGTCGGTGACTTCGGACGCGGCGGTTGCCGGCGCTGGCGCAGCGGCCTCGATGGCGTCCATTCCATTCGTGGGCCCCGAGCTGGCGGCGGCTGCGATGGTGGCGACCTCCAGCTCGGTGCTTGGCGCAATGGGGCCGATGGCCAGCGCCGAGGGCGGCTTCGACATCGGCAATTTCAACCCGCTCACACAGCTGCACGCGCGCGAGATGGTTCTTCCTGCGCGCTACGCCGACATGATTCGCGGCATGGCCTCGAGCAAGTCGGGAGCGGGCGGCGGCGGCGACATCCATGTCCACAACATCGACGCCCGAGGGATGGAGCGCGTGCTCAAGAACAACACGGGCGCGTTGATCAAGACCGCGCAGCGCGCGCAGAGCAACCGGCGGACGCGATGAGCACGCTCCTCTGGCCCACGTTCCCCGGGCAGACGCTCAGCGTGAAGCGCACGCCGCTCTGGGCGACGGACGTGCAGGAGTCGCGCTCCGGCAAGGAGCAGCGCATCGCCTACTGGGCGACGCCTCGCTACCGCTGGGATCTCGAGCTCGAGTTCGCGCGCGCGGGCGGCAACACGATCACCGTCTACAACACCGGCGGCTCCGCGCAGTTCACGGGCAGCGAGGCAGCTGCGCTGGCGTGGTTCCAGGCCCAGATGCGCGGCAAGTGGGACTACTTCTACTTGAACGATCCGTTCGCCGTTCAGCCCGCCTATTACAACGGCGGCACTCCGGTTGTCGCGCCGACGCCGACCGCGACGCCCACGACCGGCACCGGCAGCATTCCCGCCGGCACCTACTACTACTCGGTCACCAGCGTGACCGCGCTCGGCGAGTCGGTGCAGGCCGAGTGCACATGCACGCTCTCGGCGATCGGCGAGATCACCGTCAGCTGGTCGGCCGTCTCCGGCGCGCTCTCGTACAACGTCTACGGGCGCTCGACGACGCAGGGTAACGAGCTCTTCATCGCGAACACCGCGTCGACGAGCTACGTCGACAGCAGCACCACCATCACGCCCGCCGGGCCCATGCCGCAGCTGCGCGTGCGCTTCGACATGGACGATCTCGAGATGGAGCAGCTCGAGGACTACTCGCGCGTCTGGTCGACGAAGAGCATCACGATGATCTCGGTGCGGCGATGAAGATCGCCTCGTCGTCGCTGCTCTCGCTGCTCAACACCAACCTTGGCTCGGACGTCGAGCTGATGATGGCGCGGCTCTACACCCTCACGCTCGTCGGCGGCGGCGTCTTCCGTTGGACCGACTACGAGACGGACCTCACGCTCGCATTGCCGGTGCCGGTCAACGGTTCCTATACGGCCGGCGCAGGCACGCTCACCGCGGGGACATATTACTACCGGGTGACGGCGCTCTTCGGGCCCGCGAATGAGTCGCTGCCGTCGGCGCAGACGCCGGCGGTGATCGCGACGACGGAGGGCATCAACGTCAATTGGTCCGCCGTCAGCGGCGCCACCGGCTACCGCATCTACGGGCGCACGTCGGGCGCCGAGCTCTACTTGGGCGCGGTGGGCCCAGGCGTGCTCACCTGGCTCGACACAGGCGCGATCACGCCAAGCGGCGCGATGCCGAGCGCGGCGCCAACGTTCTCCTCGAGCGGCCCAGCGATCACGGTTGGCAAGTCGCGCCAGGTCAACGGCGTCGAGCTGTGCGATATGGAGCTCGGCCTCTACGGCGGCACCGCGCCCGGCGGGGGCGCCGGATACTCGCTTCCTGGCTACACCTCGCTGTCGCTGGCGGCACTGCAGGGTGCTTTCGACAACGCGACAATGCAGGTCGACAAGCTCTTCATGGCGTCGCCCGGCGACGTGAGCCAGCAGCCGCTCTGCTGGTTCGTCGGTCTCGTCTCGGAGGCGGCGCCGAAGAGCAGCGGCGTCGAGCTGACGTTGAAAGGCTCGACGGAGCTCCTCGCGAACCTCCAATGGCCGAAGCGCACCCTGATGCCGCAGTGCCCGTACTCGCTCTACGATGCGAACTGCACCGTGGTGAAGGCGCCGGTCACCGTCTCGGTCCAAAGCGGCGCAACGACCACGAGCGTCACCGTCAGCGGGCTCGCGCACGGCGCGTACACGCTCGGCACTATCAAGTTCGCAGACGGCGAGAGCCGCCAGATCATCGCGATGGCGAGCAGCGGCTCGAACGACGTGCTCACGCTGAACATGCCGCTCAATACCGTGCCCAGCGCCGGCACGAACAACGCGACCGTGCTGCTCGGTTGCAACAAGAGCACGACCACGCTGGGCACCGACTCGGGGAATTGCACAACGCTTGGCGGCCGCTTTGGCGGATTCCCGTTTGTCCCACGGCCGGAGTCGATCCGATGAGCGAGCAAGAGCAGCGCGCGGCGGTGGTCGCGGAGGCGCGGACCTGGTTGGGGACGCGATGGATCCACGAGGCACGCGTCAGGGGCGCGGGCGTTGACTGCGGGCAATTGCTGGCGGCGGTCTATGAGGCGTGCGGGATCATCGGGTCGGTCACGATCGAGAGCTATCCTCGCGCGTGGGCGCACCACCGAGGCGAGGAGAAGTTCCTCGGTTACGTCGAGCAGATGGCCGCGCGGGTGACCGACCGAGAGCCGCTGCCGGGCGACATCGTGCTGTTCCGGTACGGGCGCTCCCTCTCGCACGCCGGCATCGTCGTCGAGTGGCCGGTGATCGTGCACGCCTATGCTGACGTTGGCCAGGTCACTCTCGACAACGTCGATCACCGATTCGACCTGCGCGCTCGGTATGCCGGCGCGTGGGACCCGTGGGCTCGTCGGGGGGACAAATAATGGCCGGCGCAACGACGACGGGTGGTCATAGCATTGGCGGTCTGAACAACGATCAGCTGCCGCCGGTAGAAACAGCCTCATACGGAAAGTGCTTGCCCGTCGTTTACGGCACCAACCGGATCGCCGCGTCGATCATCTGCATGCCGCCCGAGCTGTGGATCAGCGGCGCGGGGAATGGTGGTGGCAAGGGCGGCGGCAGCGCTGGTAGCGGCTACTATCAGGGCGTCTGGATCGCCATCGCCGAGGGACTCAGCGGGTGCTCGACCGGTCGCATGTGGGTCGATAAGGACGTCTTCCCGACGACGACCACGAACATCGACGGCAACTCGAGCGACGGCTCGAAGCCGTTCGAGTTTCTGCCTGGCTCTCGTCCGCAGAGCCCGCCGGCGGACTGGACGAACACGGGCGGCGCGACATCGCCCATCAGCGTGACCATCACGGGCACGCCCACCACCACCACGGTCACGGTATCGGGACTCGCGCACAACACGACGGGCTATCTGTTCGGGACCATCTATTTCCAGGACGGCGAGAGCCGCGCGATCATGGGGATGGCCGCGAGCGGCGGCAATGACGTGCTCACATTCGCGGTCGCGCTCACCACGGCGCCCACGTCTGGCGCGCTCGCGGTTGTGGTCGCGTCGGTTCCGAGCAACATCCAGAACTATCGATGCGTCAACGCGGCCGTCCCCGCAGCTGGGCCGTTCACACTGAGCGTTACCGCGCCAGGAGGGAACGGCACAGATCAGTCGTGGACACAGGATGCGAACGTTGCCTCGCCGGTGCGCAGCATGATCGAGGCGACGGTATTCCCGAACGCGCCAAAATACCTCGTCTCCGGTCCCATCGCTGCCCTCTCTGGTGCGACGTGGGTTGGCTCGGTCAGCGGAACAGTGCTCACGGTCACTTCGGTTCTGCGCGGCACGATCGCTGTCGGGATGACGCTCTTTGATGAGGGCAACAACTTCACCGGCGGGAACACGCAGATCACTTCACTGGGGACCGGCACCGGCGGAACTGGCACCTACAACCTGAACCTCGGAGGAAGCGTCTCCAGCGAGACGATGAGCGGCGGCGCGGATTACAACGCGACAGCCGGCGTCTACACATTCAACGGAGCGACTTTCACTGGGACAATCAGCAACGGCAGCGGCGGCGCCGGCAACACGCTCACGGTCTCTTCGGTGTCGAGCGGCGTGCTCGCGGTCGGAATGCAGATCGTGAACCTCGGCGGGAGTGGTGTTCCTGCGAACACATGGATCAGCGCTCTCGGCACAGGAACGGGCGGCGCGGGCACCTATGCTCTCAGTACCTCCGCAAACGTTGCCAGCGTATTGATGGGCGCCGGCCAGTGCGGCGCGCCGGTCGCGATCTCGTATTACATCAGCACCGATATCGGGAAGTATTCACTCGGATATAGCGGCACGGCGGTGCTCGCGTCGAAGTCGCTCTCGCTGGGCACCTCGAATGCGATGAAGAACTTCTCCATCGAGTTCAATGGGCTGCTCACGAACGGCACCGCGGGAGATGTCAACCCCGCCCTGATCCTCGTCGACATGCTTACCAACACGCAGTACGGCATGGGCTTCCCCGCCTCTGCGGTGAACGCGCTCTATGGTCCCGATGGGACGACCGCGACGGGGCTGCAGACCTACTGCGCGCAGGCGGGCATTCTGTTGTCGCCGATCTTCGACGAGCAGAAGAGCGCTCTGGAGCACATCGACTGGATCCTCGACGCCTGCAACGCCGAATGCATCTGGTCTCAGGGGCGCCTGAATATCTATCCCGTCGGCGACGCGAATATCGGTAGCTATACGGCATATACCGTTGCGCAATACTCGCTCAACGAAGACAACATGTTGGCGAGCGACGGCAAAGACATGATCGAGTTCACTCGCATCAGCGCGCAGGAGACATACAACTGCTGCCCGATCGAGTTCGTTGACTCCCAGACGCCGGACCAGAACTCGCAATATCAGATCAGCACCGTGCAGGACTTCGAGCAGCCTGACGTCGATGCCTCGGGCGGCATCGTGCGCAAGAAGGGCGCGAAGTCGCTCAAGTGCATCACGAAGCAGGCGATCGCCCAAGTGCTATCTCGGATGATGGCGCAGCGGAGCGTCTACGTCCGCAACAGCTACAAGTTCAAGCTGCCGCAGCAGTTCTGCCTGCTCGAGCCGTTCGACCTGCTGCAGATCAGCGACTCCACCGTCGGGTTGGTCAACCAGGTCGTGCGCATCCTCTCGATCGAGGAAGACGAGCACGGCGAGTTCGATGTCGACGCGGAGGACGCAGCGATCGGGCGCGCGTCCTCGGTCGCCTACGGCACCGGCTCCGCACAGGGCGGTGGCCACGTCGTCAACACAGTGCCGTTTCCTCCGAGCACGCCGATCTTCTATATGCCTCCGCTGCCCGCAACGGGCGCGGGCAGGCCGCCTGGCGGGTTCGGCGTCGGCGGCTGGACTGGACCCTATCCGGTCCACAACTCGAAGCCGGTTGGGCCCCAGGCGATCACGCCCGAGATCTGGGTGTCCGTCGCTAGCAACGGAAAAGACTGGGGCGGGGCTCAGGTTTATATGAGCTTCGACGGCACCAATTACACATATCAGGGAGATATCGGCGCCGCGACGACGGGCGTGATCGCCAGCTCGGGATTCCCTGCCGGCTCTCCGCTCGACACCACGAACTCACTGATTGTCAGCGTCGCATCCTCGAACGGAACGATCTCCCCTGTGCAGGCAGCCGACCGAGATGCGTTCTCCTCGATGGCGCTCGTGGATACGGGCGCCGCAGCCGAGTTGATCGCCTATCAGGGATCCACCCTGTCCGGGACCAATCAATACACTCTGACCAATCACCGACGTGGACTCTACGGGACGCCGGTCGGCAGCCATGCAGTGGGCGCGCAGTTCACGATCATCGACCAGAACGTCCTCAAGATTCCGATCGACTCGAGCCGCGTGGCGGCCGGCAACGTCGTCTATTTCAAGCTGGCCAGCTACAACCTCGCGCGCACGCAGTCGATGGCGCTCTCTCTCTGCCCGGTCTTCACGTACACGATGGCGGGACCCGGCGCCGCGGGCGTGCAGCTCCTGCCCGCCATCGAGTCTCTGCCGCTGCGCATCTCGTTCGACACCTACGACGCCACGCAATGGGATTTCCCGGTTAACGGTCCGGGCATCCTCTCGATAAAGCAGAACACCGACTCGCACGGTAGCGGGAAGAGCGCGACGCCGGTCGTCGGCGGCCATATGCTCGAGTGCTCGGCTGGCCAGGTGATGATGGTCCACCGGGCGCTGATCCCGTATGACCCCACGAAGGTCTATCGGATCCAGGCTGCCGTGAAGCAGCGCAGCGGCGCTACCGCGCGCAGCATGTACGTCGGATTCGTCGCGGTAGGAAATGACGGCGTCACCCAATACGACGTGAACGGCGTCACCACCAACGGCAGCAATCCGGCCGTGCAGCATTGCGCGGTTTATCCTGGCTATGCCGGTGGAAGCGGATGGGTGAACCTCAACGCCTATTATAGCAATCTGTTCGGGACGGGCACGACGCCGGGCTCCGCGAGCGGCGCGACGCCCTCACCAGCATATGCCGGCACTTGTTATATGCGTATGTTTGTCGCATTCAATTTCACGGGTGCGGCCGTGATGGATATCAGCACGCTGCAGGTGTCGGAGGTTGCGACCGCTGGCGCGCTAGCGGGACAACTCAGCGAGAACATCACCGCGAGCGTCTCGACGACCTACAACACGAACGACACCTATACGACGGCCAACCCGCCCGCGGCCGGGACGGTTCCATCGGTCTACGTCGGGGGCGTGCTACAGCCGACGACCAACTATCAGATTGATCCAATGAGCACCGGGACCGGGGCCTACGTCTTCGGAGCGAATTATATCCCCTCGGGCGAACAGGTGGTGGTGATCTATGCATCGGTATAAATCAATCGTTGCCGCGATTCTCTGTGTCTCTCTTTCTGTTAGCGCTGCCGATATCGCCGGAGGGACGCAGCTAAAACAAAGCGCTGCCGGATCGACGCCTGCGCTCTGCGGCGTATACCTGGGATCGTCGACATATCAGGCATGTCTATTCGCTGCGCTCGGCTCGCTCAACTACAACCCGATCGTGCAAGCGAACGACAGCGGGATCATATTCAACTCCGGCGGCATCGGGACAGGCGCGTTTGTTCTTGCGCCACATTCCTCGAGCAGCATAGGCCTGCGAATGACGAACAGCGGGACGACGCTCAGTGGGGCATTCACGTTGCCGAGCACGACGGGCCTCTATCTTGGGAGCACGAGCGGCGGCCAGCTGTGGTGGGACGGGTCGGGACTCAACCTGTCCTCGATTGGCTCGGGGGCCTACATGATTGTGAGCGGCGGCCCGGGAGGAACCAGCACGGTCTTTGTGCGGCCGACGCAGGGGTCGACGACCGGCCAAACACTATTCACCAACACGCTAACGACGTTCAATACGCCGCTGACGATCAATGGAAACCAGATAACCCTCTCCAATGGAAGCACGGGAACCCTCAGTATGGGCCCGTCTTCAAACGGATTGATTCAGTGGGATGGTTCAGAAACGATTTTCTCTTCCACGGCCACTATGTACCTCGAGGGGAGCTCTACTGGCTCGTCGATTGTATTCCAGCCTCAGCGCGGGGCCACCGTGGGATCGTTCACGACGAATGGCCTGGTTATTGGCGCCAGCGGAACAGCAATCGGCACCTGCTATATGGCGTCAGCGAGCGAAACCCCGGGAGCCATCCCTGGTAATAACTGTTCCGACTCTGCCGCGATCACCGTGACTGGCGTTGTGGCCGGTGATGCGTGTGTCGTTGGCGTCCCATCAACCGGAGCCGGAACGGCGATCAGCGCGACTTGCTACGTGAGCGCGGCGAACGCGGTCAAGATCCGCTGGTGCGATTCGAGCGCGAGCGCGAACACCGGCACGAGCGGCACTTACACCGTCCGCACCTTCCACTAGGCCCGGAATCTGTGGCCGTCGGGCGGCACGCTCTGCGGCATGAGCGACACCGACAGCATCGGCCTCTCGCGGCTGGCCTACGTCTTCCACCGCGTGCGCCCGTCGCAGCTGATGCCGCACGTCGACGCGATCAACGCGGCCGCGGTGGAGGCGCAGATCAACACGGTCGACCGCTGGTCGATGTGGCTCGCGCAGCTCGGCCACGAGAGCGAGCAGTTCACGGTTTTCGAGGAGCGCCTGAGCTACAGTGCCGAGGCGCTGCTCAAGACCTGGCCAACGCACTTCGATGCGGCCGCCGCGCAGGGCTACCAGCACCAGCCGGAGCGCATCGCGAATCGCGCCTACGCCGGGCGCCTCGGCAACGGCGACGAGGAGAGCGGGGACGGGTGGAAGTATCGCGGTCGCGGCGCCATCCAGCTCACCGGGTTCAGCAACTACCTCGCCTGCGGCGTCTACCTCGGCGTCGACCTGGTCGGCCATCCCGAGTACGCGGCCGGGCTCGACCGCTTCCGCGTCGCGGCCTGGTTCTGGCGCACGCACGGGCTCAATCACTGGGCGGACACGCGCAACGTCGAGGACGCGACCAAGGCGATCAACGGCGGGCTCAACGGCCTCGCCGAGCGCAAGGAGTTGTTCGAGCGCGCGCAAGACGTGCTCTCGCCGGCGGGAGGTTCGCCGTAATGCAGATCGACATCGCGCACATCGTGCTGATGGCCGCAGCCGGGTTCCTCTCGGTCGTGATGAGCCTTCTCGCGTGGGCGATGAAGGGACTCATTGACGACGCGAAAGGCAAGATCGGCACCCACGACCGGAAGCTCGAGGAGCACGCCGATCGCCTCAATGAGCATGGCCGGAAGATCGCCGTGCTCGAGGTCCGCACCGACTCGCACCAGAGCGCGATCCTCGAGCACCAGCGCGAGCTCAATCACCGCACCTGATCCCCCAACAACCGGAGCACCGTCATGTCCTCGCAGCTCACCACCGGCATTCCCTGGGTCGACCGCGCGCTCGCCATCATCGCGGGCGCGATCACCCTCTGCAGCTTCCTCTCGCACTACATCCCGCCGACCAGCGTCCTCGGGAAGCTGGTCAGCTACATCGCGCTCAATGGCGGGAAGCTGCTCGTCAAGCAGGACCCGGCCAGCCTGCCGGCGCCCAAGGGATTCGCTCGCGTGGGCGCGCTCCTGGCGCTCTGCGCGCTCACTCTCTGTGCCGCCTGCGTGGCCGGCTGGCAGGCCGCCGTGAAGGCGGCGCCGGCCTGCTACGGCCTGACCGCCGCGAACGTCTCCACCATCGTCTCGGAGGGCAAGGCGATCGCGCTCGACGCCGCGCAGTGCGCCACCATCGCGGGCTGCCCGGCTGCGGTCGAGGCGGCGCTGGGGACCTACCTCGCCAACCAGGCGCTCGACGATCAGGCCTATGACTGCGTGACCGAGGCCATCAAGCTCGAGATCAAGTACCCGCACGGCGGCGAGGCACCCTACACGCCCGATGCCGGGCCCGAGGAGGCGCCCAGCGCGCTGCAGGCGGCGGTCGCGATGTCGGCACAGCAGATCACCGCGCTGGAGGGCATCGAGTCGCTGCAGGCCCACGTGCGCGCCGCGCGGGCGCCGCTGAAGCACTGACGGGACGGGGCCCAGAAAGGGCCCAGATAGGCGGTCTTCGACGCGGCCTCTCGAGTGAACACGAGGGACGCGTCAAAACCCGTCCAGAGGGGCCCGCGCCCTCATAATCCGCAGGTACGTGGTTCGAGTCCACGCACCGCCACCATTTTACAAGTCTTTTTCGCAAGGCGACCTGAGCGGGGCCCCAGTTGGGCCCCACTCAGAGTCTCCTCGAGGCACGCCGGCCGGCCTTGACCGTCGGGTGCAGGTAGCGGGCGGCCATGTCCGGGCTGCGCCACCGGGCCATGGCCATCAGCTCCTCGAGCGTCGTGCCGCGCTTGCCGGCGGCGATCGTCGCCGAGCTGTGCCGCGTGACGTGGTGGGCGGTCAGGCCGTCGAAGTCGACGGTGCCGTCGGAGCGCAACTTGACGATCTTCGCGCGGAGGCACGCCCGGCCGAAGATGCCGCCCTGCAGGTCGGGCGTGTTGGCCTGGTGGTAGTCGAACCGGCCGAAGACAGGATCGTCCGGTTGCAGCTTCCCGCGGGCTTTCAGCTCGCCGCGGATCGCGCGCGCGACCTCGGGGTGCAGGTCGATCTCCTCCTGTTCGCCGCTCTTCGCGTGCTCTGCCGGCAGACGGATCACTTGCTCTTTCCAATCCACCCAGCGCAGCGTGAGCGCCTCGAGCTCGCCCTTGCGCAACAACGAATAGAAGAGCGCTCGATATACGCGGGAGGCTCGGTGCTCCTTCATTGACGTGAGCGCGCGCAGGAAGCGATCGCGCTGCCCCGCATCCATCGCCGCGCGGCCGCGCTGCTCCGAGCGCTGGTCCTTGCTCTTCGGTGATTCGATCTCGGGCACGGTCTGCACCACGCCGCGCTCGCGGGCCCAGCGCAGGAAATGTCGCAACGTGTTCGCCAGGTGCGCGATCGATCGCGCGCCAAGCGGACCGCCGGCCGCCTTGTGCAGCGCGCCGCGCGCCTCGAGCCAGGCATCGGTGGTGATCTCCTCAGCCCGCCTCCAGCGAGGAGCGATGTAGCGCATCAGGTCCGTCTTGATACGGCCGTGGTGCCTGCCATCGTGGCCGCGATAGAGCTCTTCTTCGTGCTCGAGGTACTGCGCGATCAGGTCGACGAGCTCGAGCTGCTCGGAGACCGACGCGGGAACTGCACCAGCTCGCCCGCCGGCTTGGCTGGCGTCGATGTAGAGCGCTGCAGCTCGTCGCGCAGCTGCGCCGCGATCTCCTTCCAGCGGGATGCCCGTCGAGGCTTCCCATCGTCTGCCGCTTGGGAGCGTGGCGCGGGCGTACCAGAAGCGCTTGCCGGGCTTGCGACGGAGCTTGATTCCCTCGGGGTGACGCACTCTGGAACCTCGCGATGGGCGCGCTGCCAGGCGCGCAGATCGTCGATCAAGAACGTCACCTTGCCCCCGACGCGCACGATGGGCAACGTCGGACGCACCTGTGCGTCAAACCAAGTCGGGCAGCCGCCGAGGAACGCGGCCGCGCACGCACGGCAGAGACCCTCGGCCTGTCGCAGCCGGCAGGTCCCCGGCTCGTGCACGCGCTTGGCGGCAGCCGAGGTCACGGCACGATCCATTTCACGCACGCGGGCCAGCGCACGCGGATGTCGGTCGCCGGGCCGCCACCAGGAGTCAGAGCGCACTTGTACCAATGCCTAGAGTAGCCGCCGAGATCTTCACGTTTGTGGCCGCAATCGCCGCAGGTGTGACCCGAGGCAGCCAGCAGCGGCAGGCCGTTGTGCGGGTGAACCCCGCGCGCCTGCCTCGCGGCAACCATGGCCTTGCGCGAGGTGGGCCGCTTCTGCTTCTTCATCGCGAGAGCCTGCTCCTCGGTGATCTCGACCCCGAACATGTCTTTCACGGCGCACCCGCCAGCAGGCACGCGATGCACGTCGGCTCGGGCGTGCGCAGCAGGTAGACGTGGCTGCGGCGATGAAACACGGCGCAGATGATGCGGCGGAGGCGGGTCACGGCGTCGCTCCGAGCAGGCGCAGGGCCTCGAATAATGGGCCTCTCACGCACCTCGCAGAGAGGTGCCCGGTCCCTCCCGCCATGCATACGGCCAGTGACCCCCCAATACAGCGCGTCGAGAATGAAACGGATCACGGCTTCACCTCGACGAGCTTGCCGCTCTCGACGCGGTACTTCACGTTCGCCTTGATTCCGTCGATGCCGACCTCTCCCAGGCAGGCGCGGTAGCGGCCGGTGCTGCCGTCCCACCACTTGAGGAGCAGAGATCCGCCGTCGCCCGCCGTCGCCGTGCCGCCGTCGCCCGCCGTCGCCGTGCCGCGGTCGCCCGCCGTCGCCGTGCCGCCTTCGCCCGCCGTCGCCGTGCCGCCGTCGCCCGCCGTCGCCGTGCCGCGGGGGCCCGCCGTCGCGGTGCCGCGGTAGCCCGCCGTCGCCGTGCCGCCGTCGCCCGCCGTCGCCGTGCCGCGGTCGCCCGCCGTCGCCGTGCCGCCGGTGATCGCGCGGCCCTCAGCACCGTGAGCAGCGAGATATTCCGTCGCGCTCTTCTGGTTGCCGCAATGGACGACCACGCACGAGGGGAACTTCACCTTGCCATCGAGGTCGATGATCTTGTCCTTCTCCACCTCGACCACCAGCCAGGCCGCGTCCACAGCCCAGCTCAACACATCCCCGTTGCCCTCGCCCCAGAGCAGGCCGTGCAGGCCGGCGCCGCACTCCTTCGTCGGCTTCCAGTCCGGCGCGCTGATCGGCCCGCTCTTCGGCCAGATGAATCCGCCGTGCGCGGACATATCCGCGGCGCACGTGCGGAGCACGAGCACCTTCCCGGGCGCAAGCGCTGTGGTGGTCTTCTTCTTCGGAGCGAGCTTCTTGGCGGTCTTCTTCGTCTTGGTGGTCATTACCAGCCCTCGGGCAAATCGCAGTTGGTGGGAGCGTCAGCAAAGAGCGGCGCGACTTGCGCCTCGGTGAAGCCGGCGATGCCGCAGCCGATCTTGGTGACCTCGAATCGCAGCTGCGGATTGGCGCGCGCGTAGTCGAGGAAGATAGCGACGTGCTGGGCAAGGAACTCGCGCCCGTGCATCGTGGGAATGGCGTAGCTCTGGCCGTGGTGGCCGATGCCCTCGCCGTACACAGCGCCGCGGTGCTCGAGCGCGAATGCCGCCGCGCCAGCGCCGTGCGCGCCCTGCAGATTGCTGCCGAAGACAAAGACGCGGCCGTCGTTATTGGCGGAAGTCGCCATATCGATTCTCGATTGATTGATTGAAAAGAATCCGGTTCCGGCGCCCGCGTCGGCGATGGGGAGGCGCGTCAGCGGGCGCCGGAACCGAAAGGGTTAGAAGGGCTGCACTGCCGCTCCCCGCTTCGCCGCGCGCTCGGCATTCGCCGCATCCGCCGCGCGGACCTTCTCCTTCATCAACTCCGCGAAGCTGCGCGCGGCGTCGTGACTGAGTGGCTCGCGCGGAGTGCGGTCCTTCCACGGATTGATGAACTTCACCTTGAGCCGGACCTTGCCCTCGTATTCCTCTTCGCCGAGGACGGCCTCGACGTCGGGCGAGGTGTCGACCGAGATCATCGACATGTCGCTGAGGTCGTCGCCGGTCCAGCCGCAGGTGCGCAGCGTCTCGATTGCGCGGTCGAACGCCACCGGCGAGAAATAGACCCACGCGCTGCGCTCGACATGGCTCAGCTCCGAGCCGTCGTAGAACGCGAGGACGATTTCGCACGAGTCTTTGCCCGTGCTCGTCTTCCTGAGAATCGCCGACACCGGCTTCGCCTTGAACACTCCTTCGGTCAGTTTCACTTGGTCTTCTCCCTGTGCTTCGTGATTGCTTCGGTGGTCTTCGAGAGGAAGGCGCCGACGTCGCGCAGGCGACCGAACACCTCCTTCTTCCGCTCCGCGTGCCCGTGCTTCGCGATGGCGCGCTCGATCGCGGCCTTGCTCGTCTTCGCCTCAATGGCGTCCGCCGCGACCTGGCTGCCCAGCTCAAGCAGCACCGGCCATGCGACGCTCGCGTCGACCTGCTCGCGGGTCGTCGAGACGGGGCCGAACACCTGGCCGTCAGGCAGGGCGATCGGGTTCTCGCGCGCGTAGGCATAGAGCTGCGCGCGGATGGTCTTCATCGCCTCCTCTGCCGCCTCATAGGCGGCGAGGGCCTGCGCGGGCGCCTCGCCGAGCAGCGCCTCGAACTTCTGCGAGAGGCCGCCAGGTGTGCGCAGCTGCACCAGGGCGCTGACCTTGGCCGGGCACGCGAGCTTCGCCGGGCACCAGCGGCAGTGCTCGCCCTCGACGACGTTGGGCGTGCCGCCAGCGCGGACGATGCGCTGCGCGGTGCGGACGTGCTTCAGGATTTCGCGCAGCTCGGACTCGATGCCGGCCAGGTCGAACGCATCTAGCTCGTGTTCGTTGTCGATGAACTCGCCCGACTCGGTGATCTTGCGAATGCGCACCAGCACCGCGGAGACGTCCGCGACCTTCGCCACGCACATCGCCAGCGCGCCGAGCTGCAGGTTCGTGCGCGCTGGCTCGACGTCGAGGAATCCGGCCTTGTAGTCGGTCACCTCTGCGCGGGCGGCGTTGCAGTCGATGCCGACCAGGTCGGCAGTGCCGGCGATCTCGCCCTCCTCGAGCTTGTAGTCGCGGCCGATGTCCTCGCCGAGCACGCGCACCGCGCCCGTCTCGTAGTTCCATGCGAACGCCATCTCCGCAGTGCCGGGCGACACCTCCGGCAGCGCCGCGCAGAGGTCACGCCACTCGAGCGGCACAGCCGCGAGCGCGTCCGCCTTCAACGCGCCCTGGCTCCGCTTGCAGAGGTAAGCGTGGATTGCGTTGCCGCGATCGGCGTGCTCGCTCGGCGGCGAGAACACCTGCGGCAACGCCTCAGACGCCGCGCACGCGCGCAGACGCGCGAGCTTAGAGAAGGTGATGCTCACGGCGCACTCCGGAGCGTCAGCTTCTCGAGCCAGTAGGTAGTGCCCGTGTAGTCACACTGGATGCTGTCGTCTTCCGACTTGGCCGCCTCCAGCGCCTTCGTCCACCAAGTGTGCGCGGGGGTGCCGACGTCATCGTATTGGCCGTCTCGCACTTCAAAAACCGCCGCCGCGAGCTCGGTGCAGCGCCTAACGCAATGCTCTGCTTCGCCTTCGTCCTCGTAAGCGCGCACCCGCCACTCGTTGGCGTCGCTGTACTCGCCGGTTCGGCCGCACACCAAGTAGACAATGCGCGTGCTCATGCCGCCCTCGAGGCGACGGCGTTGTTTCGCTGCGTGTAGAGCGCGAGGAGCTGCTTGCGCTCGGCCGCGTCGACCTTGCCGCTCTTCACCGCAGCCGCGATCTTGTCGACCACCTTGTCGAGCGCCGGCTTGTCGTCAGCCGCGCTCAGCTCCTTTGCGAGGATGACCGCGTCGCGCTCAGCGGTCGCCGACTGACTCTCCCCAGTCTTGCTCGCAGGCGCAGTCGCTTCCGGCGCCGCGGCAGAACGGACAGACGGGCTCGCCGTAGTCGTGGTCGCCGGAGCCGCCTCTGATGCCGGCGTGGCTGTCGACACGATCACGGCCTCGCCGCTCTCCAGCCAGACACGCAGCACCGCGCCGAGCTGCTCGGTGATGAGCGGGATCACCTGCTCGTCGAGGAGCTTGCAGCGCGTCTTGCTGACCACCGCCTTGTGGTCGGCGTTGAGCGTGAGGCAGACGTCGTACTCGTACTCGGCGCCCTCGCGCGCGACCGGCGCCATGCCGATCTTGCGCGGCACCTTCTGGCCCTTCTCGTTCTCCTCGAGCACGTACTCAGACTTGCTTCTCATCGTCGTGATGACGTGCGCCTTGCTCTTCAAGATCGCGTCGACGAGCGCGTTGTGCTCGGGCGTCGCCGCGCGCCAGCCCTCGTTGAATGCGTTCTTGGAGCGGCTCGCTTCCGTCTTGCGGTCGACGAGCTCGAGCGTGCCGCGCCAGGCGTGCGAGAGGCTGTCGACGATGATGACGTCGAAGCCGGCCTCCTCCGCGTCATGGATGCCGCTCGTGAACTCGCGCGGCCGCATGTCGCCCGTGAGCGGCGCCACCTCGTAGCCTCCGGCGATCTCCGCGGCGTAGAGGCTCGCGCTGTTGTTCTCGGTATCGAGCACCGCGATGCGGCCGGTGGGCGACAGGCCGCGCGCGATGCGCAGCGCGCCGAGCGTCTTCCCGCTGCCGCTGATGCCGTCGATGTTGAGCCGGAGCTTCTTCTGCTGACGAGCAGCCTTCTTGAACTGGAGTGCCATTGTTCGCCTCTGGGTTTTGGTTGGAAGGGATTGGGTTCAGCGCACGAGCGCCAGGCGCGGGAGCTTCCCGGCGCACGCGACGCGCGGCTGCGGCCGGCCGAGGAGGTTCGCGAGCGAGATCCACGGGACCGACGCCTCGAGCTGCTGCTCGAGCGGGAGC